CAGCAGCAGCCCGCCAATGGTTCTCGTCCCTCTCCGTCGCTCCCGTCCGTGAACCGCCTCACAGGCTCTGCGCGCAGCGCCGATGCCGGGCCTCTCACCGACGCGGAACTCTTCGAGCACGCGACCGCCCGCCGCTGAACAAGCGGGGGCGGATAGGAGCCAGACATGGCCATCACTGCCCCGCAGGCCAACAACAAGTTGGTCCAGTATACCGGTGAGATCAACCGCGAATGGGTTCGTGAGAACCTGTTCTCGCCCTACATGGGCACCGGTCTCACCTCGATCATCCGCCTTCGCAACGAGCCCAAGAAGGGCGGCGAGCAGATGAGCATCCCGATCGTCACGCGCCTGACCGGCGCTGGCAAGGGAACCGGTACGCTCACCGGCGCCGAGGAAGCAATCGACAACTACGGCATGCGTGCCTGGGTCGATTGGGCTCGTAACGCCGTCGCGACCAACAAGGCCGAGGAACAGCGCGACAGCGCCGACATCTTCGGCGAGGCCAAGCCGCTCCTCAGCGACTGGCAGAAGGAGCGCACGCGCGATGACATCATCGCCGCCATGATGGCGCTCCCGTCCGAATCGGCGCCGGCCAACCTCGGCTCCGCCGATGGTCAGACCGTCAACGGCATCCTCTATGAAGACGCCACGACGGGCAATCGCAACACCTTCAACGCGGACAATTCCGACCGCGTGCTGTTCGGCAATGCGCTGGCCAACTACTCGGGCACCCATGCGACGGCGCTCGGCAACATCGACACGACGGACGACACCTTCACGTCGACTTCCGTGTCGCTGCTGAAGTATGTCGCCAAGCACGCGCGCCCACGCATCCGTCCGTTCAGGACGGAAGATGCCCGTGAGTATTTCGTCGCCTTCGCAGGCTCGAACAACTTCCGTCAGCTCAAGAACTCGCTGGCCACGGTCAACAAGGATGCCCGCCCCCGTGAAGGTGGCGGCATGAACCAGAACCCGATCTTCCAGGACGGCGACCAGATCTATGACGGCGTCATCATCCGGGAGGTTCCCGAGATCGATGAATTCGTCGACACGGTCTGGACCACGCTTCTGACCGCCGGCAACGGCACCTCGCGCGTCGCGCCGGTGTTCTTCTGCGGCCAGCAGGCCGTGGCGATGCCGATCGGCCAGATGATCAAGCCGACCTTCCGTGACGAGACCGACTACCAGTTCATCAAGGGTGCTGGCGTCGAGTCCTGCTACGGCGTGGCGAAGATATTCAAGAAGCACTCGACCACGAAGCTGGTGCAGTTCGGCATGGTGACGGGCTTCTTCTCCGCCGCCGGTCCCGGCTAACGGGAGGATCGATCCATGACCGGTCTCCCCTATCGCACCAGGCCTGAACTGGCCGAAGTGGGGGCGCTCGCCGCTCCCACTTCCGGCGTCGTCGATGCCACCCTCGTCATCGGCAAGGGCGGCAACTACCGGCTCGATTTCCGTCTCGTCAAGGCACGCATCGCCGTGACGGACGGCGCCGGCTCGGGTTCCTACGGCGCGTTGAAGCTGTTCGACTTCAACGAGGGGGCGATCAGCTTCCTCGGATGCCGGCAGGACTACACGGCGTTCGCCGAGGGCGCAGCGCTCACCGGCGCTGCCGGCGACGCGGCCTTCGTGCTCGGCGTCGGCACCGCGGCGGTTGCCGCGGCGGCTGACGGCACGCTCTCGGGTACGGCGCAGAACATCGGCACGCTGACCAGCACCATCACGCTTTCGGGCGGGACGGGCACGGGCACGCAGGTCGACGGCGCCAAGACGACGGCGCTAAACGGCACGGCGACGGCGGTCGATCTCTACCTGAACTGGTCGGGTTCGGCGGCCACCATCGATGCCAGCTCCTCCATCGACGTGACGGGCACCATCTCCGTCGCGTTCCAGTGGCTCGGCGACGACTGACAATAGGGCCGGGGCTTCGGCCCCGGCTTCCCCTTCAACGGAGAGACACATGGCGGTCAAGGTCACGTTCATCGGCGGCGAGGGCGAGAACGTCGCCACAACGGTTTGGGAGATCCCCGGCCAGCCGCATCGCATCGAATTCCCGATCCGCGTCCCGGTCCTGCTCGACCCGGAGACGGCCGGCGGCAGCCGCGACTTTGTCGAGCACGTCATCAAGAAAGCCCGCACGAACCGGTTCTTCAAGGTCACGGACGTGCGCGAGCACAAGGCCAAGGGTGCCCCAGATGGCGAACAAGTCGCGGACTGACCTGATCACGCGAGCGCTCGAAGTGCTCGGCGTGATCGCGGCAGGCCAGGCGCCGGCGGCTGAGGACGTGCAGGTGATCGAGACCAATCTCGACGCCCTGCTCGCCGAACTCGCCGCCGATGAGATCGCTACCATCGATCCCGACGACATCGACCCGTCCATGTTCAACAGCGCCGCGATCTTCGTCGCCGATCGCATGCGGGCCGACTTCGGCGCCCCGATGGATGCCGCCATGGTCGCGGATGCCAAGGCGACGCTGCGTCGCATCGGGCGTCGCCGCGCGACCTACATCCCCCAGGTCACGTCCTACATCTGATGCCCCCCATCCTGTTCCCCACGACGACAGCGCCGGGCCAGAATACGCAGGAGAGCGGCGGCCGGTTGGTCAACGCCTATGCCGAGACGCTCGGCGAGGGCGCGCCGGCGCAAAACGTGATCCGCCGCGCGCCTGGTCTCAGGGTCTTTGCCAACACGGGGCAGACCGGCTTCCGCGGCATGATCTACTCGGCGCCCAACGTCTATGCTGCCTTCGAGGAAGTGCTCTACAAGATCGATGGGGCCGGCACGGCGACAGGGGTTGCGACACTCACCGGCACCGAATGGGTCAGCTTCTTCCGCAACAACAAGACGCCGACGCCCGACAACTTCGCGGTAACCGAGAACGGCGTGTTCACCTTCACCGATTCGTCGGTGACGGAGCTGGTCGACAGCGACCTGCCGCAGCCGAACTCAGGCACCTTCATCGATGGCTACGGGTTCTTCTCGATCGCGGACGGGCGGTGCTTCTCGACCGGGCTCAACGCCACGACCGTGGCATCGACCGACTATATCCGCGCCGAGGCAAAGCCGGACGGTCTCACGCGCGCCATCGCCTATGACCGCGAGCTTTTCCTGTGTGGCCCGAACAATATCGAAGTCTGGTCCAACACCGGCAACGCGACGGGCTTCCCGTTCTCGCGCACCACGGTGATCTGGCGCGGTCTGATCGGGCCGCAGGCTATCGCCGGCTTCGAGGATGGGTTCGGCGCGGCGCTGATCTGGGTCTCCGATGACAAGCGCGTCCATCGCCTGAACGGCTACACGACGACGCCTGTCTCTCCGCCCGATCTGGACCGGCAACTGGCGGCCGTAGAGGACACGACAACCATCGTCGCTAGCGTCTATGTGGTCGGCGGGCATCCGTGCTGGTGTGTGCGCGCGCCGGGGCTGGCGTGGGTCTACGATCTCGCGCTCAACCGCTGGCATGAGCGCCGCTCCTACAACGAAACGGGCTGGCGCACGGCCAGAAACTGCATCTTCGCCTTCGGGAAATGGCTGATCGGCGAGGCAGGGACGGGCCGCATCCTCGAAATCACCGACGCGGTGTTCGATGAGGCCGGCGAACCGCTCGTTTGGGAAGTGGAATCGATCGCGATGGGCGCTTTCCCGGCCCGGCTGCGCATTCCGAGGGCTGATTTCAACTTCGTCCAGGGCGTCGGCGTCGAAAGCGGTGACGGATACGAGGAAATCGACCCGAAAGTCGAAATTTCATGGACCGATGACCGCGGCGCCTCCTACAGCGTGCCATTGACGCGCGATTTGGGCCGGCAACAGGTCGTTGACGGGCGAATTTCGGTCAACAGGGCCGGATTGACGGGCGTTCATGGCCGGCGGTGGAAATTGCGCGTCTCGGCGCCTGTCTATGTCGGTCTTCTCGGCGGCGACATGGTGACGGAGGCTCGCCCGCGATGAGCCAGACATGGCCGCAGCTCCCGGCCATCCCGAATGCGTCGGAGCCGGTCGTCGACATCTCCGGCCGCGTCTCGAAGTCCTGGTACCTCTATTTTCTTGCGCTGGATCGCATCGTCAGAGCGGTCCCGGCGATCGGCCTCAACAGTCTTGCCGACATCGACGAAGCCTCGCCTGCAAATGGCGACGTGCTGACGTTCGACAGCGGCGACGGCAAATGGAAAGGTGCCTGACATGGGCCTTGGCAACCTGTTTTCGGATGCGAACGAGCGACGCGGCGCCGAGGCGGCACAGGCCGGCTACTCCGGCGGCATGGGCTATGCGAAGGCGTCAATCGACCAGTCGAAGGCCGATGCGCAGCGCTGGCTCGCCGAGGGGCGCAGCCAGTATTGGCCGAGTGCCGACCGCTACAATCAGGGCTCGTCGGCCTATGCGGATGCGCTCGGGCTGAATGGACAGGCTGGCGCCGACAATGCGCGCGGCATGTTCCACGTTGCGCCGGGTTATGATTGGATGGTCGACCAGGCGTTGCAGCAGGTCGACCGCCGCGCCTCGGCGCAGGGGCAGCTCGGCTCCGGCCAGACCGGGCTCGACACGGTGCGCACGGCCTATGGGCTGGCCGATCAGGGCTACAACAACTGGCTCGATCGCCTCGGCGGCTATGATAGCAAGCTCGCAGGCAACCTGAACTCGCAGAGCAATATGTACCAGGCGCAGGCGGCGACGGACAGCGCGGCGGGCGCTGCGAAGGCCGGCTATGACTGGCTCGGCTACAGCAGCATCGGCAACTCGCAGAACGAATACGAGAAGGGGCTCGACGCGACGGGCGCGAACATTCTCGGCGCGATCACGGGCGGGCTGTCGCTCGGCGCGAAGATCCTCGGCCTCGGCGGCTTCGGGGCGCCGACCGGCGGGTTTGGGGGCTGATCATGGCCGACTACGCGCGCTTCATCCTCGATGCCTTGCAGGCGCCTGGCGACGCCTATCAGGAGGGCCGCCGCCAGAACGTCAACGAGCGGCAGATCGACCAGTGGAACCAGAACTACGCGCGCCAGCTCGGCCTCGACCAGTACAACCAGAGCGCAGATCAGCGAGATTTCGCCTACAAGACGCAGCGCGATATCATCGCGGACCAGCAATGGCAGGAAGAGCAGCGCCGGTTGGCGGCTGCTGCTGCGGCAGGGGAAGGCAGCGGCCGGCCCAAGTACGGGCTGAGCCCGATCTATGGCACAGATGCGCGCGGCAATCCGGCCATCGTGCAGCTTGGCGAGGATGGGCAGCCAATCCAGCCTAACCTCCCCGAAGGCTTCACGCCGACGCCCGGTGTTCAGAAGATCGATCTTGGAACAGAATGGGGGTTCGTCGATCGGAGCGGTCTTGTCATATCGAGGGTTCCCAAAGAGGTCGCCGCCGAGGCCGCGCAGACTGTTGTCGGAAAAGAGGCAGGCGCCGCACAGGCAGCACTCCCTGGCGCAGAGCGTGCGGCGGATACGGTCACCGGCCAGATCGAAAGCCTCAAGAATGATCCCTATCTGCCGAACATGGTTGGCCCCGTCGACTCGTGGCTGCCGAATATCTCGGCTGATTCAAGGCGCGTTCAGGCCAAGATGGATCAGGTCGTCGGCCAGACCTTCATGCAGGGCCGCGAGTTGCTGAAAGGCGGCGGCCCGATTACGGACTTCGAGAGCAAGCGTGCCGAGGCCGCATTTGCTCGCCTCAATTCAGCGCAGAACGAAAGCGACTATCGCGCGGCCTTGCAGGAATTCCAAGACGCTGTGCGCTCCGGTGTCGAAAAGCTGCGCTTGCAGGCGGCGCAGGGCCAGCCGGCTCGGCAGCCGCAGTCTTACGGCGGCCAGCCCATGATGCAGCCGCCAAGTGGCAATGTCGGCGCGGCTCCGCCTTCCCCTTCCTGGCGTGTCGCGCCGCAGCCGGCGCAGGCACCCACTGCTGCGCAGGAGCAGCCCAACGTCAACGAATCGCTGTCCAATGCACGACAGGCCATCATCGCGATTCGCGACAGCGACTTGCCCCCGGCCGAGAAGATGCGACGCCTTGACGAAGTTGAGAAGCGGTTGCGCGCGATTGGTATCGACCCGATGCAGGCAGCGCCATAA